AATTGTATACAATTAAACGTTTGCTTAATTGTTTATTGTATTAAAAAAATACATAGGCTGTAAGGGTTGATTAATGCACGATAAAAATAAAGACGGTGATTATTCACCGCCTTTATTTACAATGCCGATATTACGCATAAACACTCCCGGTTAAAAATATAGGCGCTGTAATATAAATACGATTGCCCACTACATTTGTGGCATTGTCACCTGTATAACCAACCATTCCTATATGTGTAGTAGTACCGTCAAACCATGCTCTAATGTCTCTGCTAGTTGCTTCTTTTTCTGAAACTTTAAGGTATGTGCCAACTCCGACATATAGAGCCGTCGTTGCGTTGGGCTGTGACGACTGATTCAGATTAAAGGCGTTATCCTCGATTGTCCCTAAATCAATCCATGGAACAACACTCTGTTCTTTGTCCGTGAAGTTGTATGAAATAAAGTTACTGATACTGGGAAGGAACTGCGCCCACACAGAGATTTTATTAAGTGTTTTGTTTGTGTTCTGGGATAGAACCATATTAGCGCCATTCGCGTCAACATTGTTGGATACTGCTACAAAAGGTTTTAACGAAAAGTCCAGTATGCTGTCATAGTTCTGAACAGCCTTTTTAATTGTTTGCAGTTCCTGATTAATTGATTCCAATGCTTCGGTGTTTGCGTCACTGTCCGCCTGTGCAGAGTTAGCCGTGCTCTGTGCGCTCTGTGCTTCTGTGTGGATATTGTTCATAGCCGTATCGAGTTTTGTCATTGTGTTATTCCAGTCACCTAACCATGACGGTGTATCAGTCCCAATAAATGTTGGCAGTTCATAATATGTTGTTTTGTTTGTTGCACTCATGTTATTTACCTCTCTTTCATTCCACGCTAGCTGAAATTGTTGATAAGTTACTGTACTGTTGTGCCGTTATACCTGTACCATCTGCACTAACGACCACAACATTAACAAGTTTAGCCAAAGCTGATTTTATACTTGCAACGTCTGTTTGTAGTTCTTCGATTTCTGCACTGTAATCTGTTCCCGGTGATTGGATTTTATCATCCACAGATTTTAAAGCTGTGTCTATGGCGTTCATAGCAGTGTTGAACGTTGTTAACCATGTAGCCTTGTCCTGCCCCGCAACAATAGGTAAAGAATAGTTTGTTGTACTCACATTTTTTCACACCTTTCTTAGTTTTTTATAGCAAGTTTTGATTGCTCATAAGCTGTTAGTCCGGCACTGTTGGGGTCTAACACAACACTACCAGATACAATTTGCTGTTGTCCGGTTAATAAACTGTAACCATTCCAGTCATACTCGTAAGCACTGATAGATTTATTGTCGTAATCTGTTGCTGTTAAACTTAAACCATCATAAATAGTAGCGTTTATTGCGTTTGTTCTATGCATTTCAACCAATTTCATTATCACATTTTGATAGAATACCCTTTCACCTGTCCACGGTGAAAACATATAAAATCTAGGTTCTTTGTATATGTACTCTTTTGCGAAATAATCATATTCAAACGCTGTTAAGTTAAAATTGTCGTATGCATTAGCTGACCATAACTGACTGTCGTATTCTTCCGCTGTTAAAGCATAAACGCGTAAGTTATTCCATAACTCGTCAATAGCTTCTTGTATGGTAACAAGTTTTCCGGTGTACGGCGATTTAACAATAACAGTGGTTAAATCTGGTATTGAATTTTTCAATAATTCTATTTGATATCTAATCTCACTGTATATTGCACTGTCCTGACTATCAACATATTTTCTAATCACTAACAACTGACTATTAACAAACGTTGTTAAATTAGCTGTAGTTGCCATAAGTTCCATTTTAACCTGCTCGTTGTACAATTCTAATGCGTTATTAACGTTTGTCATAACGTTGTTAACAGTACTCTGTAGTGACTCAATTTGTTTGTTTATAGTTGATTGCTGTTCTTTAATCGTGGCAATATCTTTCTGTATACCGTCATAATCGTATGATTCCAGCGTTTTAACTATGTCATTTATATACCCGGCAAGTTTACACAAGTCTTCGTAGTAACTCATCCCGTTATAATACACTGACGGTGTTAATGGATACCACGGAAAATTACACCACATGACTATGCCTCCTTTCTACCATAATTTCATAAAGAGTGACCTACACGACTCTAACAGTTCAGTATTTATAAGGTACACGCCGCGATTGATTGCATCAAAATATTTATCACTGTTGCGTGTGTCTGTTTCGATTTCCGACAATTTTCGCAAGGTGTTTCCTGTGCGCGTTCCGTCATTATTCACGGATGATTCCGAACTATCGTTCGTGCTGTCGGTTGCAGTGATTTCGCTCCTGTCCATTTCACTAGCGTAGTCATTGTTCGCAAAGGTCACTTGCGGGTTGTCGGAATGTATCGACTGGCTATTTTGATTCTGATTGCGTTTACTCGTGGATGTTACTGTCTGTCCACCGCTGTTAGACGTGCTTTCCGTGTCGTTTATGTTTTCTTCATGTATTGCCCTCCTTTCACCTGCTACATTTACCATGTTACTCAATAGCTGATATTTTTGTTTCATGCGCTCCACATTTTCAAACATTTTGCGCCTAAAACACTGTTTATGTAACCCCAACGTTTCTTGCCCGATTTCATTGTTGAGGTATGACATGAGATACATACGCTCAAAATCAGATTTTCCGTTACCATCATCTGCGTACCACGGAAAATCAAAATCAAAGAATAGCGGTACACCTGACTGCACAAGTTCGTCTGTTGCGAGTGTTTCGGCGTTCGGTACGATATTTTTTAAAATCTCGTATAACGTTGTTGTATATTTACTCATCGTCACCACCTCCACTCGGCGTAGTGTTGTTATCACTTGAAAACTGTGTAGGAAAGTTGATAGGAGTGGGAAGTGAACTTCTAAATTTCACGCTTGCGTTCCATCCCCACAGCTCATTAGCCGCATTGATAGCCCGTTGACGTAGTGAAAGCCCCACATTTCTGAAAGCTTCGGTTTGTCCGTTGTTTCCCGCCACCTCGTCAGATATCAGTCGTTCACGTTTTTCTGACGGGTTGCTTTCATACCCTAAATCTGTGAGCACTCTACCCCATAGTACCGTTATCTCGTCCTCGAGCTTATCCACAACATACGGCGCACCGAGTGTGATCGCCTGTAGCTTTTTAATGTTGAGCGTGTCGGATATCTTAATAACCGGCACGTAGTTGGCGTACTCGTCACCGAACACCTGATAGGACAGTTTTTCATCATCACTCGATGCAAGCGCTACGGGTGTACGCTGTGCAAACATGTTTATTGACCTTGTGCGCCACGCGTTTGCCATCTCTTCGGCATACATCATAGCTGTGTTACAAAACGGGTAAGCTGTAGCGCTGTCCCAAACTATCACACTATTGTCTTTCCCGTACTCTTTTAAGTACCCGTTATTTGCATACGCCCACCTGTCTGTTGGTATGTTATATATGTCATACGCGCCGGACAGATTGATTTTAGTGAACGCGCTCATTTTTACCACATCGTCATATATGAACCCACCTAAACCGTCAAAGAATAGCACCCGTTCAATATAGAATGGCTCAATTTCTTTTGGTAACCCTTTCCACTCAAATCGGTTTATAAAGAGGTTCATTATTTGATTGAAGAAATAGAACGTTATAACGTCCCCATTTTTACCGCCTTTAAGTTTAGGTTCATACACTCTATATGGATTGTTAACCATGTTATCACCACCTTTTAGTTATCCAAACCGTAGTTGCCGACGTCGTCAGTATGCCATATTGTGACACCGTTATCAAATATCTTGCGGAGTGTAGCCAGTTGTGCAAGGTCTACAGCACCGTGTATTGTGCACCCCACAGTTTTTAAATAGTTCCACGACGGGCGACTTGTTATGTTAGGCATTTGTATCCGATTAATGGGATAGCCGTAAGCCGTCCAATAATCATCAATCATTCGTGCGTACTGCGACCGGATGGACATACAATAGAAGTCGAATTTGTTCATGCCGTACGCCGCATTGATGTTGTCATTCATCACTTTACCGTGTATCGTTGGCGGCAATATCTGCTTATCCTTTCTTTGTGCTAGCTGTGCCTGTAGCTGATTGTTCGTGGATACAAACAACGAATTTAGCTGTTGCTGACCGCTAACTAAACCCGAAACAGCCGAGCCAATCTGACCATAATCCCCGGCTAACGCCTGAGAAGCGGCTGTACCTAATCCTGATAACATGCCAGTCATGATACCTTGCTCGGAAACCTGATAGGTGTCGAACACAGCGTTTTGCGCGGCAATGATACTGTTTCTGTTCTGTGCGAACCATGCGCGGTACGTGTCAGATTGGAACGCGCATTGCGGGAAATTAGCCATCGTCATTACTTCCATGTAATCCAACCCAACGCCGTTATAGTTCCACGGTAAAAGTAAAATCTGTGGGGATGTGCAAAGACAGCCTATGATTGAAAACTGTAAATCGTGGTTATCGTTGTCGCTATATTCAAACTTATATGTTACTGCTTGGCCCTCATTATTATCCACAGCTAAATAAACGTAGGGGTACGTATATATTTTATTGTTTTTCGGTTGGTAACCCTCAAACCAGTTTATTGCGCTAAAATCTACAATTACGCTATCTTCACTATTACCCTCGTGAGTTTCGGCGTATAAGCAAATATCCGGAGCCATGAATAGATTTAATATAGCGTCAGATAACCCCGCGCCTGTCATTTCATCTATTTTTGCGTTAATGTTTAATGGGTTCGTTTCATGGATAAGCTTAGCCGCCCTGTATATGTTATTGACGATTGTCCCATCAACTTCATCACTTTGATTTTCTTTAGACACATACATGCATATGTTCTTAGGTGGATACGCTTTAGTTTTCCATTCTGCTACATAATTGTCGCCCGTTTCAAAAGATTCAGGTATAAGGTTTCCACCTATCGTATCTTGCGATTTAGGTACATGTGATCTTTCAACAAAGCATTGACTAAACGCGCATTTATAAAAGTTGTTCTGGAAAATATCAAGTTCAAACCTGATTTTTGTTGTCCGTTCTGACATCCACTCGATGGATGTGATAAACGCGAACACCCATACATTGGTTAGACCGTTGTTTCTAAACGCCATATAGTTTAAGTCAAGTGCTGACATTTCTGTGAAAGGTACACGCACATCTAAATCACCAACACGAATAGGCGCTAAATTGCTCAAACTACTGGCGGGGCGAACCCGCCAGCTTTCTAAGTGTGATAACAGGTCTGTTTGATTGTTATACAACCTAACATGCTGATAACTGTTATCCCACGGCACACCGCTGTACAGCCTTAGCTCTGTGGATGGGTTTCGCGGAACAACGTTACCCTGTTGTGGTAAATCAATCATCACCATACATTACCATTCCTTTCATGCTTTCGGTGTGACTGTAATCTCTTTTGTTACTGACTCGTCCGGTCTGTATGTAATAGTTACGGTCATGCTAGACGACGTTTCATCTGAACCGATGTATAACTGATTAGTTCCCGGCAGAATGTAGGTGTCGCGGCTGTTCTGTCCGGTCACACTGTAGCTAAGAAGTTCCTGATGGTATGTTCCCGTTCCACCCGTCACAGATGCCGGTATAGTGACTACTTCTCCTGCTGTATAGGTTGCATTGTTCGCTGTTATAGACAATGAACTTGTTGCCACCGTATCAGTCGTGAATACGCGGATGGGGTAGAACGGTGACGCGGAAACCATCTCCACATTCGTATAAAAATAGTTCCACGAGAGAGTGTTTGCAAGTCTCTGGTCGCTCATTTCCCTGAACTGATCGCGGACGTTGAAGAACCGCACATCTAACAGTACACCCTGAATCGCGGCGTTATCAAACTTATCGACAATCACGGTTCTGACATCAACCTGTGCCTTATCCATGTTGAACGCATACGCCAGTGCTTCAACACTGATATTAGCGTCAACACGCGGTGTAGTCAGCCAGATGAGGTTATAAGGCGTTGAGGATGAGGTTGCACCGGCAATGTTGTTAGCCGGGTTCGGAAATCTGAATTCATTGACAGCGGCTTTAATCTCTGTCAACAGCGCTTTTGCTGACGCTTCATCTGTAACCTCTTCCACCGTCACAGCGGGAAGAATCTGAGCATCGTATCCGGTATCAATCATACCTTTCATTGCATTGTATTCGTCCCAGTTAGCGCCGGTCACTGCACTTTCCATCTTAGCCGCCATCATGTTCCGGATACCGTACTCTGAGAGGAACGCGCTACGCAAGTTGTCGTATGTGATAGTCACCGGGTACTGAATGTTTAAGTTCACCTTGTGGAATACTGACATGATGTATGACTGATACTGCTGAAAAGCGTACTCATAGGATTCCCTTGGGTCATATAACTTACCTTTACACATGTTGACAAACGTTTCCTCGTGCGTCATTCCATATCGCATCGGGTCTTTTTTATACATAGCTAAAGGGTTTCGCCATGCTGTAGAATCAACGGTCTGTAAACCGATACGTTCAAGCAAAGACGGTATTACTACGTTCCTGCCCTGTGAATAGGACATCATATCAGAAAAAATCTGCTGTAGATTGTTGAGTGTTGCTTCAGGGATACGGTTTTCAAGTTCATATTCTGACCGCATCGCGTTTAATATGTTTACGTTTGTTGCTTTTGTTTTTGTTGGCATTGTATTCACCCCTTTATTTATTCTGTTTCACCGGAAAAATCAAGACTATCAAGTGTCGGTACGTTTTCCGGGACAATCGGTTTTTCTTCCGGCTTTTCAAGTGCCGCACTAGGCTGGTTCATGACTTCATCTTTAAAACGCGCCTTATATTTTTCTGATAATTCGTTGTATTTTGCTTTCCACGTTGTAGCTTCTTCTGCACCCGGTTCAGTTCTCAACACATTTAACGCCTCATCGAACTTTTCCACATCATCGAGTGCATCAATAATCATTGAAAGTGCTTCTTCTCTTGTCATGTGTTTCATCTCCTTTTAATAAATGAAATAGGATTGTTATACATCCAGATTTTAAAGTTACTTCTCGTTATTACTGTGCCGCCACCACCACCACCGGCAGAGTAAAAACGGTACATCAACACTGCATTGTTTAAGGCTTGTGACTCTGAAAGATAATACATAGGTTCTGTTATCCATGTATTGATTGCCGTGTCATTCGCGTTAGCCCTGATATACTCTAACGCTTTGTTTGCAAAGTTGATTCTTTCTTCTAGTTCCGGCACACCGGGTCGTTCCCAACAGGTGCAAAAAGCTGATGTAAGCATTGCTACATCCGTAGACGTGGAAGTCAAGAACTCGTGTAATGATGACATGCCGCCATATGAACCTTGCCATTCATCCTCAACAATCAAGTATTGCATTTGCCCGTTCGGGTCTGTTGCCTGATAACCGTTATCTGATAGCCATGTTAACAACGCATCACGGCGCGTTCCATCCCATTGATATAAACCAAAAGCTGAGCCGCCCTTTTGTTGCAGTGTTGGGTTAACGTGTGATTCACGCCATGCGTTGCCCGCTAACGCCGCCACAACATATATACTGTACCCATATCCAGACGCACCCTCACCGTATCGGAATATCCGGTCAAATGACCGCTCATATGATTCGTCACCAGACGATGAACCAATAGACACTTGATTCTGTAATGATGCATTTGATGTGTGCGCACCCATGAACACAGCTTTTCCCACGCCACCTGAGTAGCACATTTCTGTGTGACCACTCACCCAACCCACATCACCGGGCAATATTTGTCCAGTTGCGTCCACTTCAATGAAACCCAATCTAAACAATTCATCTATTTCGGTTACCGTTGTGAACGCATTGTGTTGTGGCGCGTAGTTTGGTGTTTCAAAACCACCGGCTAGTAATGCGTAATTGATAAATGATGAGCAATCATAGTATGTCACGCCGTTAACCGTCTGTTGGTTACGGTATGATTGGGAATAACCAACGTTAGCGGCGCGACACGTTTCTATTGCCCATGTGTACGCACGGTTGATATCCGGCATTACTCAATGGGCGTTGTAGTTGTCATACCGTCCAACTTGTCACACAGTTTCTGCAATACTACTGTATTGTTGTTCAGCGCGCTTGTCACGGCGTCCATTTCCTGCTTGTGGTCATCTGACATCTTCGCGTTCCGTTCCATGAATTTATCGAACATGTACTTGAACCCGATAATCAGCACGCCACACAGAACGATAGGAAACCCGAGCGTTGAAACCATGTTACTGATTGCTGTTGCATCCATACCATTACACCTCACTTCCTCGTAATATAGGTGCTGTAACCCTTTGCTTTCAGCTTTTTTACTAAAGCATCGGCATTGGCTTTCTTTTCGTATGCACCTGTCTGAACCTTGTACAGATTTCCATCTTTATAGATGTAGCTGTCGAACCCGTCCTTTTTCAGTTTCTTTGCCTGATTTTCGGCGTTGGCTTTCTTCTCGTATGCCCCGACCTGAACGGCATACAGCTTACCTGTGTTTCCGCTTGTTGACGCGGGCGTTTTGAACGGTTTACCGTCCGCCTGACACACCCCCTGTGCGATTGCTTTGCCGAGATCATCCGTGTGTGCATCAATCCAGTTTTCGATTGATTTATCGTCATGGAAATCACACTCAACGTATACACACATTGCTTTTGTGTTCACGATTTCATACAATGAACTGTTAGTTCTGATACCCCTGTCACTTGACGGTGTCAACATTGCTACTCTGTTGTAAATACATTTAACGTACTTATCGTTCTTACTTGACGGCCAACACAACACCTCAGTGCCCTCACCGCCACCCGCATTGGTGTGAATACAAATGTGAACATCTGCACCCCAACTATTGGACTCACGGACACGTTCAGGGTATGTGCCCTGTTTTGAATTGTCACCGATTTTAACAGAATAGCCGTTCGCCTTAAGATACTTTTCGGCAGACTTCGCAATCTGTGTACAGTGGTACGCTTCTGAATGTGCACCATCCGCTACGATATTAGCCCACTGGTCTGACGGTGAAAAATAAACCTTTGTTGACATGGTTACACTCCTTTCTTTTTTCAAGGTATTCTTGCAACGTTTCACGTGAAACTGAATCGAGGAAAATGTTTCACGTGAAACATAATCAAGAATGAAGTTAAATGCTTCACACGATTAAACGTTCATTTAATCGTTACATACATTTTAGCACAAAAAAGACGCGGTGTCAACCGCGCCTTTTTTTAATTTTTTGCCCGTAACCGAAAAGATAGAATAAAGGGAGAATCAAACCACGCGCCCCGGTTGGCTACTTGCCGTTGATTCATCCGGGCACACTCGATATTCCTGCTCAATTCGGGGAGCTAATTATATAGTACCACTAACCCGCCAACTTGTCAAGCTAATTTTTTCTTATCACAAGAACGACAGCATATCAAACATCATATTTTTGCACAGTAGATTTTCAAAACGCATTAAACCACGATGAAAATAATTGCGCAACGAAATAATAATGTAGTTGCTGTTATTAATCATAACAGCCCTATCGTCAATCACATCATTGTAGTTAAAACAGACACGCCTAGGGTATGTTTCATCTGCACCCTCTGACACATAAACACACGTGTTGTATTTACGCACATTATACCACTTGTTATTGTAGCGAACTGAAAGTATATATTCACTAGCACCTGACGGTCTGTCAATCAGTGCATCATTATCGTTTAAATATACGTTTTCTGATGCGTGGCTAAAATATTTTGATGACGCGAACGCCCTGTTAAATGCAGAATCAGAAAAAACTTTGCTTGCATTTTCGTTATATGTGCGTTCATACACCCACCCATCACCCCGTAATATCTTAGTGTCTTTTTTCAACATCTTATTGATGCCTAACGCCTGATAGTAGGGGTTCAACACAGATACTGTATTTGATGCCATATACAACGGGACGCGTCGGCTCTGCTTGCCGTCACCTCTTGCAATAGACGTGTGTATAGACATCAACTTATCTATCTCGTTCGGTAAGTAATTATTGTTTTCATCTTGATATTCATCAAAAAATCCGTGTGCGATTGTAACAAATATAGATGACATCCGTTTTATTTTAGCGGAAAGTGACAGCGGCAAACAATAGCCGCATGGTGCACCATCCAATAATAGCTGAACAACTGCACCATCAAACAATTTCTTTTCTGTCATCGTGTGTCCGTCATAGAATAGCCGCCGTATATCGGTAAAAAAGGACTCGGACAGTGACTGCATATCTGTTTTATACCGGTATATCAGATAGAATTGATTAACGTCTGATTTTGACTTTAAAAACGTGTCCATCAAGCGCCGCTTGAAACTAACTGTTTTACCGGCTGTTCTGTTGCCGTCCGCTATATATATGTCAGGATTCTTTCCATTCATATCTTTTAATGTTAATAAATAGTTGCAATCATAATACTTTCCCACGTGTGAACACCTTATACCTTTCACCTGACGGTGTGATTACACTATAACAGCATAGCCCCTTATTGTCTGTGTACGGGGTTACCGATTGAACTGACGGGTCATTGATGATATGCATTAATGTTTCTACTGTTACAATAGTCATATGTATTTTTTCTAAGTTAATCATCTTATACACCTTTAATAAAACAGGGGATGTGTTCCATCCCCCTGTCACCCTTTCTCATTCATCGTATCTTGTAATAATGAGGTTTGTCCCTGTGCCCTTTGCAAGTTTAATGTTTTCGAAAGCAATGTCAATTTTGCCGTCCTCGACATCTGTAGAGTCGCCCACAATCCCGGCAAGGTTTTTGATACGACACTCAACCACTTTGGAAGCGCCAGAGTAAACATGACCATTCACCTTAATCACGCTAATGACCACAGGCTCGAGTTCTCCTGTTTCCTCATTGATACGTTCTGTTTTTACGATTCCCATACCCTCAAGAAGTCCTGACACCTTATTGTCAGCCGCTTCTTTGAAGCCGAGTCCGCTACCTACGTTCGCAAGGTCTTTCTTTGTGATTCCGTATGTTTTCATTGTTATTTACCTCTCTTTCTTGACTCATTGATGTGTGCCACTTCTTCCGGTGTCAACACCTTGTGTTCCTTAAGTGTTGAATATCTCTCAAAGTCTGACTCTGACATGATGCGCTTGTCCGCAAAGAAGTTAACTTCATTCATCTGAACGATTGCGTTCTTAAACATTTTTGACAGGGCAATTTCTGCTTTCTGCTGTGAAGCGCACTTGTCAACGCGTACCTCAACGTCTCTGGACTGGATACCGGACTCTGTTTTTTCTACCACAGTTGCTTTTACTTCTGCACAAATGCTTGTTCTTGTAATCATGTTTCATTCTCCTTTCTTTTTAACTTCATTTCTGATTACATTAATAATTATAAACCGGATTTACTGCTTTGTCAACACTTTTTTGCAATTTAAACGTTTTATTTTTTAGCAGTATGCCACCACGTATACGAACGCCTTTAAGGTTCGCGTCCTCTAGCTCTAACCCGTCTCGTAATGCATTAATCGGCATACCCCTTTCAATAAATGCGCTCTTTGCCGATTGTGTCATCCCGGAAGCTTTCAGATTAAGATAGGGTTTACTTATTTCTATTCCATCTTCTGATATCACATGTTCCGCATATGTCTTTTGTCTTTCGTAGTATGCAAAATCAAAATCACATTCATTTTTCCAACAGCAAAACTCCACGGGGTCAACTATCACCATATTCGCTGGTTCTAAACCCTGTAAATGAATAGAATCCGTATCCGCATAACAAAACCGGTCATAATTAGCCATAGCGTGACGAATCGTGAAGTTACGAGCATATGATGTAATAGCAGAACCCACAGCAATATAACCGACTTTCTTTTCATGTTCTTCATGTAGTATAAAGTGTACTATGTTATCTTCTCCTAGATACGGTTCTTTATAACTACTGTCATCTGACATCGCAAACTTGCCATACAAATTGTTGAGGAAAAGTTTCGCTAAGGTTCTCATAAAACCCTTACTTGTCTTTTTTAATTCTGCATATTTATTGATGTAGTCGTCAAACATCCCCGGGCATGCATAAAACCATATATAGTCAAATATTTCTAAATCGTATGATTCATATGTTGCCTGAAACAATACCCAATCTGTTTTAGTGAATATAAATTCGTGGTTCGTGTCACATACGTTTCCGTCAGCATTATAATAATATCTGTAATACTTACCCTTGTATCTGACATCACTAGTGTATAGATTTTCATTGCCTTTATAATGCGTGTTACCGCGAATATGTAACCACGGAAACGCACCATCTTTTAACTTAAATCTACAACGGACGCGGACAAAATAATAATAATCCGGTTTATCATCCATATAACCGGGTGGCTCGCCTAAGCAATACTGCCCTTGCCCGTACGGATAGTAATTGCCTGACACGCTATGCATCATAGACGGGTATAGTGAATTAACATCATAAACCTTTCCAAACGTGATAACTCTATGCGCATATCTCGGATTAACATAACACCACCCGCCAGCATATGATTTATGTACATATTCCCACATATTGTTATAACCACAGTAATTATAATCCATCGGATCGTTGCGTAAATCTGGAAATAGTCTATCATAGTCAGCATGTGTATAGTTTGCTTTAAATTCTGACAGACAGCACGAGCCTATTGTTAGTTTGTCGTGTCCCTCATTAAACATCATCTCTAACGCTTCTTTTAACACTAGAACATCGTTCTCTATGTATTCACGCTCATCATCTGTTATCTTACAATATGCCGCACGATTACCAGTATATTCCATGGTTGATTTCTGGTGTTTCGTTCTAAACGATTTACCTATAGCCGCTAACGATGACGGCATCAGTTTAAGGCTGTTTCTAATTTCAAGTAGACTATGTGACCATTTAATCTTGATATAATACCATTGTCCCATACCTGAAATAGACGTTTTAAATTCATGTGACCGCATATCTTTGTCTTTAGCGGTCGTGTGACTGTATCCCTCACGCAACAGAAAATCAATAATAAACGAACCGTCAAATGAAAGATTATGAAAGAATAAGACATTGTTTCCCCTCATTTTCAAGAACCGCGTTAAAAAGTCCCTGATTGAATGTGTTATAGTGACAGTATCAGAAGTATCATACAACGCAACGTCAGCCGCCGCCCAAACTTCCGTGTAATCCTGTTCGTGCCCCGCTTCTTTTATCATTTCTTCTGTCCAGACGGTCGTTTCAAAGTCACATGCCCAATATGTGACCTCTTTCTTCCTTGCCATCTATCACAAGTCCTCTCTTTCAACGTAATCATACATATAAATAAAATCTTGATACGCTTCTGATTCAGGCGCTAACTCCATCATGCGCGCTATCTGATTAAAACTGTCGTTAACACTTTCTCGTGTGTCGTACGGCGCTTCCGGAAATATATCCGGGTTTTGTGATAAAACATACGCAAACCGCCTACGTGTCTCAGCATCCTTACCCTCTATCAACATATTAGTGCGGGATTCTATGAACTGCCCTATATACCAATAGAACTGCGTATGTATTTGTTCATACCAGTTATCAATAATCTGTTCATATGAATCACGCAATGACAGTAAAGAATCTGACATCTGAACAGGTTCTTGCATAGCACCCGCACTAATAGTGTCTTGCACTGTCTGTAGTGGTTGAGATAAAACCTTAACGTTCTGTTGCTGTATTACACGGCGTTTGCGTTTATCTTTAATAGGTGGCAAAATTTCGCCGCTTGTTACATCAACTATTGCACTTCTTGACCGTATGCGCTCACCGGTTTGTTGTTTCAATCTACGGATTGAACCCGCCGTCGGTTTCTTTACTTTCTTAATTGGTTCTACTTGATAGCCTTGTTTAACTGCTCTGTTTACACGCCTTAAGTAGTTTCTCCATTCTTTTCTATATTCATCTCTAATCACACATAATCACCACCAAACAAAAAATTTATTCAAAAACACAATGTTTCACGTGAAACATCTATAAGCCTAAAAGTGATATTAACAATGAAATCATTAAAATTGGTGACAACATAAAAACAGATATAACTATCAACGCAACTGTAAATTCTACTAATTTCTTCATAATGAAACCGCCTTTCTTAACAATATACCGCCCTCGACACGTTCCCATGTAATAAAATCCCCCGCATGGATATCTAAATCTGTGATTGCACTGTTTGGTATAACCACTCTAGCTGTGTATGACGATTTAGACTTTACAAACATAACTTTGTATTTTGCCTCAATGTTTTCTTTCCTCATTTTTATCATCTCCTTTCCTTATACAGTTCTGATAATCATCCCTTTCTTTGGCGGCTATACACAAAGCGATAACAAATACGCCCACGAAATTGCCGATAAGATAACACGTAACACCAACTACAATATATCCAATCATTCTTTTAATCTCCCTCTGCTCTAGTACATTCAATGTTTTCAATCTTCCTGTTTCCTTTTCTTTTTCTAAATATTTCAATCGCTTTTTTCTTCATTCTCCGCTTTGATGTGCACCTCGGTTATCATAACAGCATTAAACCAATACACAAATCTAAATATCTTCATTTCGTTTACCTCTCTTTCATTTGATTTATAAAATTATAACACATTTCCGTGCATTAATCAAGCCATTACAACATATGCATTTTTTTAATACAATAAACAATTAAGTAAACGTTT